CTGGCGCGGGTGCGCCGGGGGCTGGCCATCCACAGAGATAAAATAACACACGCCGAGGCGCACAAGGTTCGCGAGATTATCGCGGACGTTGACGCAGCGGCACTCATCACAAAGGAGATAAGAAATGAACACACAGGAAGCAGTAGCGCAGGTACTAGCTGACCGGGTCAGCACGACCGAGACAAGCATCAAGGTACTGGAGGCGAGGCTTGTCGCCGCAGTCCAGACCATCCAGCAGATGCGCCATGAGATCAGTATCGGGCGGATCGAGCGGACCAGAAGCAACAGGGACTCTGCAGATAAGATTGTTGCCGGAATCAGGGACGAAAAGGAGATCGTGGTTCCGCCGGAGCTGATGGTCAAAAAGTCCAAGCGGGTCAATCGGGAGCCTGGATTTGTCACAAAGCGGTGGGGCTTGTGGAAGGTCCAGTATCAGGCCGGATACACAGTTCACCAGATCGCAAGGGCGTGGAAGTGTTGCCGCACAACCGTGGAACACGCAAGGGACATGGGCTTTATGCCCGGATATGATTCGAGGAAGGCAAAATGAATGTGCAAGAATGGATCGAGGAAAATTATCCCGACGAAGGGATTTTGCTTGCAGATGGATTCGACCCTGCATTCCTTGGCGTGGGCAGAACATTCAATGGACCGGCAGTGGCAGTTTATGACAAAAACATAATCATAACCATACTGCACAAGGATGGCATGAGTGTGGACGAAGCGTATGAATACTTCGACTACAACGTGGCCGGGGCGTATGTGGGTGAACGAACCCCCATGTTTGTCGAGATAAAGAAGGCGAGCAGAAGGAAATGAAGGTAACCCTGGAGCCATCCGAGGTTATGATTTGCAACCTTGTCGGAAGGATGAGGTCGCTTATTGCCAGGGGTTGCGGGGTAAGGGATGCGAAGAAGGGTCCGCAAGATGGATCGGATGCTGACGTTGTCGGTGTCATGGCGGAGTTTGCGTTTGCAAAGAAGTACAATGTGTTTCCCGACCTTGGGCTGTCTCCCAGGAGCGGGGGTGCGGACGGGATCATCGGCAGCAAGAGATATGACATCAAGGCGACCACGCACTTAAACGGCAGGCTGCTATGCACAACCAAGACAAACAATGATGTAGACATCTATGTGCTTGCCATAGTCACCGGGGCTACTGTTGACTTTGTCGGGTACGCGACATCGGAGCAACTGCGGCGCGAAGAGAATTTGATTGACCTCGGACACGGGACCGGCTATGGCTTGTCCCAAGACAAGCTAGAAAAACTGAAAGGATGAACCCATGAAACTCTGGACCAACCAAACCAACTCAATCCACAAGGTCGATGACTCGATGCTGTTCCCGCGCAACACCTATGTGTTGCCCGACGAGCTTACCGGACCGATGTGGGAAGATTCCATACCATGTCCGCACAAGATCAAGCCATACTACCCAGGCCGCGCTACCGGCGGAGCCACGGCGGTGTACCGGGCCGGAGCCATCGGGGATGCGATCATCACGACCGCCTTCGTACATTACCTGGTCAACGAATCGGGCGGCTGCGTGGATGTGTACGCACCGGCCAGGAACCTTCCGCTCTATGCCGGACTAGGAGCCAAGCTGTTCCCGCTTCCGCCCACGCTGGAAGCCTGGGATAGCTATGACGCGCACCTGCCGACCGACGACCTGTTCAGCGGTCAGGTTGGCAATACCAAGCTGGGTACTGGTCCGGGCAACTGCTACGACCGCATCTACACCTGGATGAACGCAGGTGATGTTGATCCCAAGTACAAGCGTCCGCACCTGTACCTGATCGAACCCGACCACAAGGAGCTTATGGAGATGGGCAAGTGGCCGATCAAGGGCGACTACTTTGCCTACCATGTATCCAGTTCCGGGCCGACCCGCACCTACCCGCCCAAGATGGGACAGGATGCGGTCTTGGCGTTGCTTGAAGCATTTCCAAACCACAAAGCGGTCATCATCGGGTTGGACAACTCCAATAACTTTAAGGTGGATCATCCCAAGGTGATCGACCTGTTCAACACGACCAAGCAGTTCCGCTCGCTGTTCCCGATTGTCAGCGGAGCCGACTTCGTGGTCGCGCCGGACAGCAGTGTCAACCATGTGGCCGCCGCCTTCGACACGCCTTGTGTGTCGCTATGGGGTAGCTATCACCCGGACGACCGAATGACCTATTATCCAAAGAACATCTCGGTCTTCAAGCCTGACACCTGCCCGCACGCTCCGTGCCGCCCTCATGCGGGTCTACCGCAGCAGAAGTGCAAGGACGCGACCAACAAGACATCGAAGACGCAGATGTGGTGCAATGCCCTTCGCAACATCACCGCCCAGGATATTGTCGAGGCGGCGAAGAAAGCGATGGAGTTGGAGGGATGAGCGCGGATTATTTTATATACAGACTGTATTCGTCAGAAGACCAGCTTCTTTATATTGGAATAACAAACAATCCAAATCAAAGATTCAGACATCACAGATCAACCTCAAGTTGGTATACAAAGGTGGCAAGGCAAGATGTAAGAAAAATTAATTGCACAAAGGATCAGATTGAATTAATGGAGCGGGATGCCATAAACAGGGAGAATCCTGCCCATAATGTAATTCACAAGCCACGCTTAAAAGATAGAATAACAAAAGCAATATGTTTTAGTATTACTGAGGATGATTTCAATAAACTCGATAGCATTTGCTATACAAGAAGAATAAAGAAGGCAGATTTTTTCAGATCTGCAATATGCTCAGGGTATGAGTCGCTTAAAAAATCTGGAGAAGTTTTGCAAAAACCTAACGGATATAAAACATGAACCAATGCCGGAGTGGTGTGCAGGGAGATCCTGCAACGGGTTGTCCTCCTGAAGGTGTGTTCACCCCTTGAATCACCGGCATGAATTTCTGATATGAACGAGAATCAACGCAAAGCTGAAGCCATCGTGGGTCAGGTGGATTGGCAGTCCGAGAACCACGGGCTGTGCCACTGCCCAGGTGAAGCCACGCACACCAGCCATACCAGGCTGCGCGACACCACCGTGTTCGTGGACGGAGTGCCGACGATCTTCTGCTGGCATACCTCCTGCATGGCATACCGTGACGAGGCCAACCGCAAGCTGCGCCGGGCGATCCTGCATGACAATCTTGGCAGACCGATCACGCAATCGGATAATCCCGTAAAACTGGTGATCGAGAAAGATCCTGAGAGCGAGATAATTGATCGAATCAAGACGATTGCAGAATCGAACAAGAGCCGGTATCTGACCCACTACAATTGGGACCCGGCGGATATGTACGAGGAAAGTCCGGTCAAGCTGGACGATCCGGCGCAGGACTATCACCGCTTCCTGACCTTGTGGCAGCCGAGCGATCTGATCTGGATCGGGGACGTGAAGGACAGCGGTAGGCATCCGCAGAACTTTCGCAGTGTCAGCGAGTGGATGGGCTTGCCATCGCCGGTGGGCAACTACACGACCGGTGCTGTGTTCGTGCCGGGGTCGGTCAGCCGCGCCAACGAGAATGTGGACACCAGGGTCTACCTGGTGGTGGAGTCCGACACGCTGACCAAGCCGCAGATGGGCGCGGTGTTCCAGGCCATGCGCGATCTTTTCAAGATGAGGATGTATGCCGTGGTCGACACGGGCGGGAAGAGCCTGCACGGGTGGTTTGAGAACCCGCCCAAGAAAGAATGGATGGAACAACTAAAAGCTTTCCTTGTTCCGCTCGGGTGCGATCCTGCAACCTTCAAGCCAAGCCAACCGGTGAGGATTCCGGGGGCAAAAAGAAACGACACAACCTACCAGAGCTTTCTCTGGTTTTGCAAGGAGGGGAAATGAGTTTTGAAAAAGGCAACAGCAAGGACGGAAAGCATTATTGGCTGACACCGCCAGAAATGTACAAACAGCTTAACGATGAGTTTGCTTTTACATTTGACCCATGCCCGTATCCAAAGCCAGAAAACTTTGATGGGCTTGACGCTGAATGGGGGGAATCAAATTATGTAAATCCTCCATTTGGAGTTGTTATGCACAAAGGGAAAAAGAAAGGTGCTACAGCTTGGGCAAGAAAATGTATTGAGGAACATAGGAATGGGAAAAGAGTTGTAATGGTTTATCCGATTGATAAATGGGTTTTGATGTTGCTTGAGGCCGGAGCAAAAGTTAGGAATTTGAGGGATGTCAAATGGATTGCAACCGAGGACGGATCCGTTGGGCCAGGAACCGGAAGACATATTGCTTGTTTTATTCTTGATGGAGAAAACAAATGATAGAGCCAGCCGTGGGATTGGGGGTGAAACAGCCGGTGGACCAGTGGCCGCCGATCAAGAGGTACGAGGATCTGGCCAAGGAGAAGCTGCCGGAGCCGGAGGTGCTGATCGAGGGAATGCTGCACCAGGGGGGCAAGTTGCTCCTGGGCGGTGGCAGCAAGGCTTTCAAAAGCTGGAGCTTGATCGACCTGTCTCTCAGTCTGCACACCGGAACGGATTGGTGGGGCAACAAGTGCCGCAAGAGCCGGGTGCTGTTCATCAACTTCGAGATTCAGGAGTGGAGCTTTAGGAACCGCCTGGGCGATGTCATCAAGGCAAAGAACCTGACAGCCGAACAGGTCAAAGACTTCGATGTCTGGACGCTACGGGGCTATGCCGCCGACCTTACCTTTATCCGCCCGATCATCGAGAAGCACATCCAAGGCAGGGGTTACCAGGCTATCGTCCTAGATCCAAACTATATGCTGATGGGCGACCGCGATGAGAATAGTGCCGGTGACATGGCGAGCCTGATGAACGAGCTAGAAGCACTTGCAACCAAGCACAACCTATCGGTCATCCTGTCACACCACTTCGCCAAGGGCAATGCCTCCTCCAAAGAGGCCATTGACCGCTTCTCTGGGTCAGGGGTGTTCGCCCGGAACCCTGACAGTCTAGTCGTACTGACACCCCATGAAGAGGACGAGCGTACCTTCACCTGTGACGTGACACTCCGCAACTTCAGTCCAATGGACCCCTTCGTCATCCAGTGGCATTACCCCTTGTTCAGACCCAACTACGCCCTTAACCCTGACAACCTAAAGAGGCC